CCATATGAAGATTTAAAATGTGGTTCAATTGCTTCTTGTTCTTCTTTTGTTAATCCACATCTATCCATTTCCATATACCATTGATTAATATTATTCTTATAACGAACATATTTATCAAGTGGCATTTCAGCCCCAGGTTCACTTACCATTAATCTCATTAATCCATTTGCATCAGCCATTTCTAATGGATTATGTGGTTTAATCTTTTTTGCTGCTTGAGCTCCAACAGAACCTTCAAATTGAAATATTCCTAATACACTACCTTTTGCCAAAGCGTCCCACATTTTATCATCATTTTGTGGAAGAACATTTGGATGAAGATATTTATCATATACTTCTCTTAAAGATAAAGTGGGGTCTATAACTTCATCTGCTTGAAGTAAATCAATTGTTTCAATAATAATATCTTGAACAGCAGTTAAAAGAAAATCATATTTAACACTACCAGCAGCTTCTTGGTCATGAAGATCCCATTGAGTTGTTAAATTCCCATTTCTGGCTTTCATAATAGCTGCTTCATTAAATATATCTTCATCAAATAAAATAACACCAGAAGCATGAATACCTCTGCGAGATACCAATCCCTCAATACCTTTCATAATATCTAAAAGACCTGGATATTGATTTACTGTATTTATAAATTGTTTTTGCGGCAATCTACCTTTATCAGGATTTCCTTCAATCATATCATGAAGATCCCATAAAAATCCTCGCTCTTGTGGAACTAATGATGAAATATATTGAGCATCATCAACATCTATTCCATCTGGATATTCTTCACTTCTATAACCACGACAAGCAGTTAAGACTGCTGACTTAGTCGCTTCTGTACCAAATGTACAAACTTGAACTATACCAAATTCTCCACGCTCTTTACGAATTTCTTCAAAAATTTTCGGGAGCTTACTTGGCGCTAGATCTAGGTCAATATCACCTAATTCAACACGTTCATCGTTAAGATAACGCCAGAATGGAAGATTCCATTGGATAGGATCAAGTTGAGTCACCCCAAGAAGATAATGATTTAAACCAGAACATGCTGAACCACGTCCTGCTCCAACCGTGCTGCCACATCGCCAAAATAAATCAATATAATGTTGGAGAGTATTTGGGTATGCAAACATACAAGTTTCAAGTTTTTCTCCAATAACTTTTTTTACTCGTGCTTCCTCTTCAAGTCTATCTAAATATCTTTTATCATCTATTAATCCTTTTAAAATTAAAGCATTAATACATTGATTAACCCAATATCGTTCTTGAATATTATCACTTATAAACAATTGTTTTAAAGTTGGATATTCATTAAAATTAATATGAAGATTTTGCCAACAATCTTTACTATAATTTTTTACTTCTACTTCTGGAATATGTTGGTGTTTTTCAAGACTATAAAAATCTATTTTACTTTTAATTTCTAATGAATTTTCAAATATCCAATCAATATCTCTATCACTCATTGCAGCACTTAAATGTTCTCTAACCTCTTGTGGAGATTGCATATAAGCATATTCATAAAAATCATCAACTTCTCGTTCTTCTTGCTTTGAATTTAAATATGATTTATGAACATATCTATCTTCCTTTTTAAGATAATGAGCATCTGTTCCTACTACCATTTTTAAACCCATAGCATGAGCAACATTTAATAATTGTTTATTTACAATTACTTGATCTGATTTTGTGCTTGGGGCGCATTCAATATAAAAATCTTCTTTTCCAAAAACATCAATACAAAAATTTATAAATTCAATAGAATTATTATAATATAATTGTTCATATTCTTTATCTTGAGTTTTTCTTGCTAATGCTAAGCCATATAAGTTTGTAGATAGTTCTCCACCCATACATGCTGTTGTCGCAATAATATGACCTTTATATTTTTTCATAATCTCTTTAAGTTCACTTTTTAAAGTTGGAACTCTTTCAAGACGTCTATCTACATAAACATTATACCAAGCTGTTGAACTTAATTCACAAAGACCTTTATATCCTAATCTATCCTTTGCTAATAAAATAAAGTGATAATATTTTTGCCCTTTATCTCTCGTATCTGTAAGATAAATTTCATTACCTAATGCGATTGTAAAGTCAGGATATTTTTCTTTTATCTCTTTAGCATACTTATTAACAATCATATGCGAACATAGAGCTTCGTGATCAGTTATACTACATCCACTAAGCCCTATTTCAATCGCTCTATTAATTAAGTCTTTTGGATGATTGATACAGTCAATTAATCTTATATTAAATTTAAGAATACTCAGTATGAGCATGTACATCAAAAAATGTATTAATCTGAGTATTTATATTAATCACCCTCTTTATAGATTAAATTTTTTAATGTTATTTTAGTTAATTGAGTATAATCTAAAATAATTAATGGGATATTTTTCTATTTACAATATTCTTTTTTCATTTTATCATATTTTTGTAATAATGTAAACTATTCATTAGTCTAATCAAAACACTTCTAATCATAATGTTGTTTTCCATTATATTCAATTAAATAAGATAGATTATCATTATCATCAAAAATTCCAAAATCAAATCTTAATCTATTTCCATTATTACCTATTAAATCAGGGAAAGTATATTCTCTTTTAAAACTTATATTAGCATCTACTAATAGTTTCATAATTTTTATTTCACCAGCACTTTTTTTACATCCGCAATGAGAACTAATTCCATTTCTTAAATATGTTCCTAAAACATCACACTCATTGCCGCAATCACATTTACAATGCCAATATATTTTGCCATTTTTTTTAAAATTACTTTTATACATAACTGTTAAATTTCCATATTTAGTACCAGGTATTTCTTCAATACTATTTTTACTTTCAAATTTCTTACATCCACAAGACTAGACTGTACCATTCCGTAAATGTAATCCAGATACCTCACAAGTATTGCCACAATCACATTGACATAGCCATCTTGCTTCTCCTTTCCGTAAATCTGGTACTCGTTTTAAAACAGTTAAATATCCATATTTATTCCCTACTTCATTTTTTAAATGAGCCTTTGAATTTTTTTCACTTAAATCACAACCACAACTGGTTTTTGGATTTGTTTTAGTTAACTAATCTTTTCTAACAGAAATATAATTACCACAGTCGCATTTACATTTCCAATATGTCCCTTTATGCGGATAATTATAATCTCTTTCTAATACTAATAATTTTCCAAATCTCTAATTAGTTAAGTCTATCATTTTCATTATATCATTCACTCCTTCATAAAGATTTGAAAAATCACATAAAGATTATAATAATATTCGTCCAAAAAATTTTTTTCTTATATTACTCTAATCTCTATGTATATTATATCACTTTTTTTCTTCTTCGTCAAGTTCGTTTTGGATATCTTCAAAAACTGCAAAAAGAATTTTTATAAGAGCTGCTCCAGTATGAGGTTCAATATTATGAGTTAGCATATCTGCTAGTAAAAATTCTTCTGCATATTCTCTCATTTTATTCAACATATCTTGTGTAATTTCAGTTCCCATTATTTAATTCCTCCTATAATTTTTCTTCTTTGTCAACATTATTTAATGTTTCTTGCATACTATTTACACCATCAAATAATAATTGTAATATTACCATTGCAACTGCAGGATCAGTTGTATGATCAACTAAAAATTGAGAAAAATCTTTATTATATAATACTTTATTAATTTCATTAACTAATTCTTGATTTATTTCAACACTCATAGTTATATCCTTTCTTAATCGCCAACTAAAATAATAGCTTTTTCAGCGCGAGTAACTAATGTATAAAGATATTTCTTATATTCTTCAATATCTTTCTTTTTTAACCAATTACAATCATATCCTAAAACATATGGATATTCACTGCCTTGAGCTTTCCAACAAGTAATAGCATAACCATAATTAAAATTATAAGGTATAATTTTAATACCGTCAGTAGACCATCCATATTCTTCTACTTTTTTCAATAATGCTTTATTATATCCACCAAGCTGATATTCTTGAGCAGCCGTTAATGAAGCATTATTAGTAGTTAAACATTTATAATCAATAGGTAAATTATGAAATGTATCTCCATCTTCTGTAATAAAATCTGCCATTAATATGTCTGTATCTCTAAAATCTTTAAATCTTTGAGTATTTGGATAAGTCTGGATAATATGTTCATGAGGTATAATTGTTCCAATAGCCCCATTGGTAAGGGCATTTCCTTCATCGCTCACATCATCCCAATGATTTTTTAAACCAATAATTTTATCTTCTGGCTCTGGCGCAAAACCACGACCCAACATTTTACGGACTTTATCATTTAATTCATATCTTTGTGCATTAAGTCCACAAATGATTTGGCTAGCTTGAAGTAAAGTCGTATTTTCATCTTCAAACTACCATTTATGTGGAATAATTCGCACTTCTCCACTCACGGTTGGAAATGTTCGAAAATCTTTTCCTTCACGGATATGCATAGATAAACGAATAATAGCACTATCCTGAGCCTGACGCATAATTTCATCAAGAAAAATATGTGGTTTTTCCAAAACTGGATTTGTTTCATCTCTTGGTGGAGAAAGCTGCCCAGGATCGCCCATAGCAAGTACATATACTCCATGTGAAAGTAATTGATACCATAATTCTTGTGGAAGCATAGATACTTCATCTACAACAATTAATTCATAATCATCGTCAAGAACTTTTTTTGGAGTAAATACATAATTACCATTTCTTGTCTGACGAGCATGATATAAAAGTTTATGAGCAGTAGTAGCATTAGGGCAACCTTTATTTTTTAATACATTTGCTGCTTTACCAGTATACGCAACATAAGCAACTCTTTCTAAAGGAATATTTAATGCAGAAATAATAAATTTTACTAGAGTTGATTTCCCTGAACCGGCGTTAAGCGTAGCCGGCAATAACAGTATAAGGCATCCCTAGATTATATCTTGCTACAGCAAGCTTTAATGCTTCTTCTTGTTTATTGGTTAGCTACATTAGGCATCATTCCCTTCTTTATCAATTTCATCTAATTTTATAATTAAATTTTCTAAAGTATTTTTTATTTCTTGTATTTGCTATTTTATAAGTGATATTTCTAATTTTATTTTAACTGGTATTTTTATTGTTTTCATTTTTATGATGTCACCCAATGTCTTTCTATAAATTCATCACCCCAATGAATATCAGGATATTTTTCTTGACAATATTCTAAAAATTCATCGTCTGTCATATAATTAAATAGCTCTGGAGGTTTTCCAAATACATTTATATGTTGATACATAAATTGTTTTATTTTTTCAACATCCTATCCACTACCATCTTCGATATAATTTTCAATATTAGTCATAATTCTTTCTATTTCATAATTATGTTTTAAAAATTGTTTTATATCTAATATATCTAATGCTTGCCTACAGACTTTTATACTATCTTTATATGTCATATTATTATCTCACTTTATAATTTTTTCTATTTATATTTTATCATATTATTTTAATAATGTCAATAAAATTACCAATAACCATTTTTTATATAGTGTGGTTATTGGTAATTTTTTATTGAAAATTTCCAAAAGCATTTTAATTTTAGGATGCGGTTCATGCGGTTGATGTCGGGCGGAGGAGATTAAAAGTCCCATTTGTTTCGTTTAATAATCTCAAAGTCTTCTAATAAAATCTAAGGGGTTACATTGCCATTATAATGATTGAGAGTACATTTACCGATTGCAACTAATTCTAATGTGCCTTCTCCTGGGTCTAATAAAATTTTATCTTCATCTTTAATATGAAATTTAATCATACTTGTTTTACGACCTGAGAAAGTTAATTTTAGAGTATCTTTTTTTTGCCCCATATATTGAATACTATTTTTATCAATTTTAATATTGGTAATAGCAATTAAAGGTTCATCTAATCCTTGACCCCAAATATCTGCATTAGAGCCAATTGCAAACACTTCATTATCATTTAATTCATCAGTTGTGACTTCAAGATCTACAAAATAACATGGTTCAAAATTAAAATCTGACAATAAATTATCTGTAATCTATATAAATTGTTCAAAATTTTTTTCTTTAATAGCTATTCCAAACGCTGAAGCATGTCCTTGAGCAAATTGAATTAAATTTGTTTTATTACAAAATTCTCTAAAATCTTCTAATCTACTACGTCCATAGTTACGTCCACTCCCAGAATAAATAATATTACCATCTTCATCTTTACAAATTCTTAATACTAATGTAGGACGTGCATATTTACTTGCTAATTGATTCGCTATTAAACCTGCTAAATTTTTATCAATTAAATCTTCTTTAACTCTTATAATTAAAAGTTTATGATTTAATAATTTCTCTTCTTCAATTAAATTTTCTATAATAGTTAAAGCTTCATCTTGAGCCCGCTTTTGACGACTTTTTACATTTACGCAAGTTCTTCCAGCTTGTTCACATCTTGTTTCAACCTATCCTTTACATCCTCTTTTAGTAGATGGAATTAATTCTTTGCTTCGCCATTCTAACATAGCTTCGAACATTAGATATTTTTCTTCTAAAATTCCAGAGCGTGTCATAGCATTAATATATGGGGTAATATAAAATGCAATTCCGATAGGTGTAATACCACTTTCAAACTAATATTTTTGACGATTCATCATTTCAACAAAAAATGGATTTTTTATTCTTTGCAATCCATCTTTAATAATTTGATGTGTTTCAAAATCTTTTTGATCCATCATGTCTGAAATTAAGCCTAAAGCAGCTAAATCTTCA